GGTCAGTATGTTCCATTTAGAAACTACATTGCTGGTTTTGGCGATGGTTCAGGTAGTGCAACTGCTTACATGACAAATGAAGATGCAGCTTTATCTAACAGAATGATTGAAGATGTTCTTCAACGTCAGCAAGTAGGAGCTGGATTCAAGCTTTACATTGACCGTGTTTATAGCGGTGGTTCAGTTAGTGACACTCTTAGCCGTTTTATTAGCTTTGACGCAACATTAACTTCTGCTTCTTTAGGCGTTACTCCTGATGATGCACAAGCAGTAACAGTTAACTTCCGTCCTGCTGGAGTACCAACATTTGATTTTAGTCGTTCATAATAAGAACGGAATCGGAATGTTCCATAAACCCTGCTCTTTTGCAGGGTTTTTTATTGTTTATTACGCTAGAATAATTTCATATAATTTTTTACTATGTCAACAAGTCCTAGATCTGCAAGATCAACATTACGAGCAATAGATCGTTTAAAGAAAGCAGCAAATTTAGAAGCTACAAAAAAAGAAGTAGAACTTTCTGATGGATCTATTTTTGAGATGTGGGTCGCACCACTAACAATGGCAGAAAGAGAAAGAGCACAAAGAGGAGCTAAATCTGATGATGCAAATGAGTTTGCATTAAGACTGTTAATTTCTAAGGCACAAGACGAGAATGGAACAAGATTATTTCAAGCAGGAGAAATAGATGTTTTAAAGAATGAGGTAAAGGATGCTGATTTACAGAAGTTAATGTTGGCAGTTTTAACAGATGATGAGGATGCTTTAGACCCAAAAGACTAAGCGAAGAGATAAGAAAAGATAATTTATTAATGCTTCAGTTTGGGATAGCTAAAGAACTAGGTAAATCTTTAACTGAGATACGGCAAATGACGGTAGAAGAGATTGTTGGATGGTCAGCTTATTTCCAAGTGTTAAACGAAGATCAAGAGAAAGAAATGCAAAAAGCTCGAAGACGTAGGTAATATGGAATGAGTTAGGAGGAAAGTTGTGGCATCGGCTCAAGCCCAAATAGAAGTTGTTGTAAAGAATCTCAATTCTTTAGGTAAGTTAGATAAAACATTAAGCAAGCTAAATAAGACTAATCAAGAATTAATTCGTGGAGTAGATAATTTAACTAGAAGTATTGACAAACTTGCAAAGGTACAAGGATTCAATGATATTGCTCAAGACGCTAAAAGTGCAGGAAAAGAAATTGACGTTGTAGGTAAAAAATTAAGAGGTATTGATGCTGCATTAGCAAGAGATAAACAAGCAAAATCAGCTTTAAATAAAAAAGTAAGATCAGGACTTGAAAAAGATCCTTTTTTCGCAACAGAAAGAGCTATTGCTAGAAGTTATCAAACAGGAGCGAAAAGAGCAGCAGCCGATTTAAACGCAATTGGAGAAGCTTTCCAAAAAGGAAAAGTTAGTCTTATAACTTTTTTAACGGCTGTAGGTTCTTTACCTGGAAAATTAAAATTAGTTGCTCAAAACGCAAGAGAAGTACAAAAAGCTATTTCTGGCTATAGCGAAGGAATTAATATATCAAGGCAAAGTTTAGCTTCTCTTCAGGAAACGCTTGCCAGCGTTAGAAATACAAACAGAGAATTACCTATAGATAATAAAAATTATAGAGATAGTGTCAGAGATGTTTTATTTGCAGAAAAACAAGTTAATAAAGAATTACTAGATAGAAAACGTATTTTAGAAGGTTTAACTGTAGAACAACGAGCTTTTAGAGAAAAAGTAAATAGAACAATTATTGAAGCAAGGCAAAGAAAAGCTTCTGGTGCTTTTACTGGTGGATTTGCTGAATTTAGTGAAAGAGCAGACAAAATCAAAGCAATTGCTGATGCTAAACGAGCTAATACTATAGAGTTTCAAATTTTAAATACAAGAAAAATTGCAAGAAAAGCAGCTTTAAGAGCAGGTGCTTTAAGAGAACTTCAAAGAACTAAAGGTTTAGATATTGAACAACGAATTAATAGAGTCCTAGAAAAAAGGCAAAGCATTATAAGTCGAATGGGTATAGGAAAAGGTGCTAATCCTCAAGGAGCATTTGCAAGTAGAGGAGGTATGGGAGGTCGTATTAGAGGAGGAGTTGGTAGTGCAATGATTGGTGGTGCGTTCCCATTCTTATTTGGTCAAGGTGGTGCAAGTGCAGCAGGTGGAGCTTTAGGTGGTGCTGCTGGTGGTTTACTAGGAGGAGGGTTAGGTTTTGGATTATCTCTTATTGGTACGGCTATTGGCTCGGCGATAGAAAAATTTGACAAATTAAATGAAAAAATTGCTGTTGCCAATGGAGCAATGAAAGCAATGGGTTTTGAATCAGAATTTACAAGAAAAGAAATAGACAAGATGGCTAAATCATTAAAGATAAGCAAAGACGAAGCTGTTCAAGTTGCAAGTGCTTTTGCACGTTTTGGAAAAGAAAGAGCATTAACATTTGGAGGATTTTTTGGAGCAGATACGGCTGGATTTGATGCTGTTGCAAAAGTTAGAGATCAAGCAAGTGCTTTAACTGCTATACAAACAATTTCCAAAGATATAAGTTTTGAAAAACAAAAAGAATTAGTTGCTTTAGTCAAAACAAATACGGCTGCTCAAATACAAATTAAATTACAAACAGTATTACTAGAAGCACAAAAGATAAAACGAGCCGAGTTGATTAAAGAAATAGGTTTACGAGAAAGATTGTTCTTCTTAGTTAAAGCTGCTGCAAATCTTTTATTAGTTGAAGGGCAATTAGATGTTGAATCTCCAGCAGAAAGAGTTGCAAGACAACTTAAAGAGTTAGAAGAGCAATTTAATAAAACAAAAGCATTGATAGATGGTGCAATGGCTGAAATTGGTAGTGTTGATAGTGTTGTAAATGTAATCAGCAGTTTTGATCAATTACCTGAAGTTATTCGTAAAACGCAAGCTGAGATTACAAAATTAAAAGATCCAATGTTCCAAGTAATTGAAGCTGCAACTGCAATTAGCGGAGCATTTAGCGAATCATTTAAAGGAATAATTCGTGGAACGATGAGTGTTCAACAAGCATTTGCAAATATGTTTAATCGTATTGCGGATCATTTTGCAGATATGGCAGCACAAATGGCAGCAAATCAAATAAAACTGGGGCTACTTAAGATGTTTGCAAATATTGGAATTAATTCATTAGCTACAACAGCACCAGCAGGAGCTTTTGGAATAAATTCTAAACCTACTGACACCGTATCAAGACACGTTGCAGGTCATTCTTCAATTCAACCTAAATTCGCTTCAGGAGGATATGTAACCAGACCAACCGTAGGACTTGTAGGAGAGGCTGGAGAAGACGAATATGTAATTCCTGCATCAAAGATGGCTTCTAGTATGCAACGCTACTCAGCAGGTGCTAGAGGTGATTCTGTAATTGCTGGAAGTGGTTCGTCTTATGCAGGTGGCGGTGGAAGCTCTACTACTGTTAATTACTCTGGGCCTATTCTTAACTTTAACTCTGAAGAGTTTGTTCCTAAGTCTGCTGTAGGACAAATCATTGCAACTGCTACTGCTAGAGGTGCATCAGTTGGTGAATCTCGTACCATATCTTCATTAAGAAATTCACGTAGCCGTAGGTCTTCATTAGGATTATGAGCCTTGTTGCTTTAACTAATTTTATTGTTGTTACTACTGCTAGTGGTGATGATCCAGAAAATTTAAGTCCTAATAGATTTCAAAATGGGAAATACGATACTTCTATTACTCATCCTGTAAGCAACAAAGATCATCAGTATTTAAGTTTTATTTATCAGGGTGCAGCTCGTAATAGATCAGGAGACAATATGGAATCCAATTTAATTCTTGCTAACAATGCAATTAGTATGGGATATGCGAAAAAAGCTGTGGATGGTAAATACCATGTGCAAGTAGATACTTATTTAATGACTGCTGATTTTGCTCCTAGCAAATTATTAACTTCAGAAACATGGTTAGCTGCTTCGTTAACATACGATCCAACAACAATTGAAGTATTGCTTAGTAGTGCGATTGATGCAGTCGGAGCAAATGCACCT